TGGTATCTTGATTGCTAAAGGACTTATTGATGAAGCAACTGCTACGGAAATTATTGGTGGCGTTATTACTTTAACTGGAACTATTTGGTCTGTTATTGCAAAGGCATAATATGAAAAGACTTGACGAATGTAGTTGTGGTTGTGGTGGTGCTAAAGGTGGATGCAACGATAATGATAGTAACTACATGTTTTTTGGTAATTTGAAAATCATTAAAAAATATGTAGATGCAATGTTACAAATGGATCCAGCACATGTACAAGAAATATTAAACAATGGACATGATTGGGCTGCAGATCACATTGCAACCTCAAAAGATGATGTCCAAGAGGTTGGAGATTTCTTGATGAATGAAATGCATGATAGTTCAGAATCATACAACATGCAACAGCCACAATTCGTTCCGGTTGGGTTTAAAAATCATCTCAAACAAATGATGCCAGAGCGCATTGAAAAAACAGAAGCTGGATATTTTGCTACTACTGAAACAGGTCGCAGATTATCTAAACGTCCTAAATCTAAACGTGCTGCACTTAAACAATTGGCGGCAAGTGAAATTCAAAGCATAAAAAATAATGGAAAAACTTAAACACATATTAATTGAAGCAAAAACTAAATGTCCTGCTGCAACTCAAGATATCGAATTAAATCTTAAGAATAGGCAAAAAGCAATTGACGAATACGGATACGGTCCCGCTGATCCATCGCAGCCAAATAACAAATTTTGGAAGAAAAAAATGGATATGTGGGATGTTGATTCTAATAAAGATTTAAAAAACATGGTTTGCGGTACTTGTGCAGCATTTGATATTACAAACAAAACTTTAAAATGCATTTCTAAAGGAATTGGAGATGAATTAGATCAGTATGATGTTATCGACGCTGGTGATTTGGGATATTGTAGATTCTTAAAATTTAAATGTGCTGCAAAACGAACTTGCGATGCTTGGGTTACAGGAGGCCCATTAACAGATGATAAAACAATTAAATGATTGGTTAGCTTTTATACAGTTGCCTAGACCCGAACTTGGCGGATTGGCAATATGTCCATATGCAAAACAAGCTATTCTTCAAAAATCATACGATGTTATTAATGTAGATATTGATTCTATACATGACGTATTAAAAGATGTAGAATTTACTAAAAATGATGTAGTTATATTGATTTTTGATGATTATGAATCATATGATATAGAATATTTAATTGATTATACAAAACAATTAAATGAAAAATATAAATCAAAAGATATTGTAGTTTTAGATAATGATCCTAGAGACTTAATGATTGTTAATGGCGTAACTACTTCATATGAATATGGTTATTTATGGATAATTCAATCATTAAATGACTTAAATAAAAAAAGTTCAATGTTACAAAAAACAAATTATTATAGTTATTGGTCTAAAAAACAATTGGATGAAGTTGTTACTTGGAGAAATAAATAATGTTGTTAATTGATGCGGAACTAAATTCAGCAACCAATCCATTAATGGGTTTAGGAGTTTTTACTAAACAGTTTATTAGTTCCGGGTCACTAGTTTGGGAATTTACTCAAGGAATTGACATTAAATTATCAATAGATGAGTTTGAAAAACTAAATAAAGCTCAAAAGAAATTTTTTGATAAATACGGTTGGTACCAAAATAAATATTACTATTCTTCTTGCGATTTATCTAATTTTATAAATCATAGTAATTCTCCAAATTTAGACTGCAAAGAAATGGATATATATGCGATGCGAGACATCGATATCAACGAAGAACTATTTTGTAATTATAAAGAATTTGATGAAAATTTTTATATTTATGAACATACAATGATTCTTACGTTGTGATATTTATTAATATGAAACTAAGAAATTTACTTTTTGAAGCAAAAGAAGAAAAAAAAGAATCTTTTGAAACATTTGCTGATACGCGCGAAGCTGGTGCAGAAAAGATTGCAACTACGGCTCATAAGAAAGGTGGGTTAGCTTTACTTACATGGCATCATTTCAAAGTTAAATTGCCATATTATAAACGAGCTGCCGAAGGTAAATTTGATTTAGATAAAGCAAAAAAAGAATATGAAGCTACATATAAAAAAATATCTACTTCAATGACACAAATTGAATTTCAACGGGAAGTTGGACGTTTAGAAGTTTTAGGTGAATTAATTATTCGAGAAGAACAAGGAAAACGATGATACGATTAGTTGATTTGTTATCAGAAGATTTACGCAGATGGGTAAAAGAAAAATGGACAGATCAACATGGACGGCCTTGTGGCAATGATAAAACTAACGGCGTTAAGAAATGTCGTCCATCTCGAAAAGTATCAAAAGATACTCCTAAAACATGGAGTTCATTTGACAAAAAAGAAAAGAAGGCATTGGTTGCACAAAAACGTAAAGTTGGTATGGGTAAACGTACTCCTAAGGCAGAAGGTGCAATTGAAGAAGAAAAGAAAGCTAAACGAGATGCATGCTACTACAAAGTAAAAGCTCGTTATACTAAAGATGGCGGAACATGGCCATCTGCATATGGATCATTAGCACTTGCAGCTTGTAGAAAGAAAGGTGCAAAGAATTGGGGTAAGAAATCATGATATCATTAAAATCATTGTTAACGGAAGGTGCTGCAATAACTAGCGACTTTATGCAAAAAGTAATGCAATGGGAGAATAATAAAGCATACAAACCTGGCGGATGGAATGATAAAAAACAACGTTGGTTCCCACATAAAAGTCCAGAAGGCGGGTTGCCTACTATTGCATATGGTCATAAATTAACTCCTAGTGATGTTAGCAGCAATAGATTTAAAAATGGTATATCCGATTCGGATGCTAAAGAACTTTTACAGAATGATTTGTTTGCTGCATCATTAAAAGCAGCTAGACTCGTTCCTGATTATAAAAAGTTACCTGTTAATGTAAGACAGGGCCTCATTAATGCAGCATATCGTGGTGAAATAAAATCAAAGCATAATACTATAAAATTAATGAATGCTGGCAAATGGTCTGCGGCAGCTAAAGAATATCTTAACCATGCCGAATACAGAAATAATCCTAGTGTAAGAAATCGAATGGATTGGAATCAAAAACAATTCTTAAGTATGAGTAAGGAAACTGACAATATAACAGATACTCAATCTACAAAAGGATCAAAGACTTATACAGTAAAGTCTGGTGATAGTTTAAGTTTAATTGCATCAAAATATAAAACAACGGTTGATTCTCTTAAACGAGCAAACAATTTAAAATCAGATATGATTAAACCGGGACAGAAGCTCATTATCAAATAATTTGGATTCTGCATCAAATTTATTTATATTAAGTTATGAATCAGAATTTCATAGAACAATTATTTATTGATTCAATTAACATCATGGCAACAGGGGATTGGGATTGGCCCGATGCCTGGGACAAACCTCGCCGTATGCGTTTTTTGAATGAATCATTGCGTTATGCTGAAGAACGAGAATTATATGAACAATGTGCAATTATACGAGATGTCAAAGAAGCAGTCGACGAAATCTAAACGAGGCAAGTATCAAGTTACTTTGCACAATGACAATCGCAATACGTTTGATCACGTTATCAATTGTTTGGTCGATGCATGCGGGCATAATGAATTGCAAGCTCATCAGTGTGCTTTGATAGTACATAATGCCGGACGATGTGTTGTATTTATTGATTGCCATGAAGATTGTGAAGCAGTTCATGAATATTTTATCAAGAATAAATTGAAATCAACATTGGAGAAACATGATAAGAAAAATTCATAATGCAATACTGCGATTTCGAATTGCAATACTTCATGCAGCATATCATCGCAACATGAAACGTATGGAACTGGCACGTAAAAAATTAGATGTTATACAATTCAAAACATATGCATATCGAGCAGAAGATGCTTGGCGTAAATTAGTTATATTAACCGAAAAAATAAAACAACCAAATGGGTAGAAAATCAGCACACACAGGTATGTCCCCGAAGGATCGTTCTGCAATGATCATGGACAAATTTATTTCTAAAAACATAAAACGCGAAGCGGGACAGCCGATAAAACCAGCTATACGCAAAGATCCAAACATTCCGATACATATGTGGCCACTTGCAGATCAAATTGAGTATTGGGAGAATCGTACGGATGCGGACCGATTTGCAGATAAGTATCCAGTATATTCGTTTTGGATTACTGAGGTAAGAGAATTATCCAAAGTGCATCCAACATTCTTTGCATCAAAAATTAGCAAACTGCAAGAAATGGTTACGGAGATGTATGATAATAAAACGTTTCCAAAAGAAGCAGTTAGTATTTTAAGAAAACACGGATTGTATTAATGGAAGAAAAACAATACAAATACATTTACGGTTTAGGCAAAACGGCATTAGACATTCCAGAAAGCGAAATACGCTATGCAATGGAAAATACAAAATCTAATGCCGAAGCGGCTCGGTTCCTTAAGGTGTCATTCACTACTTATAAAAAGTATGCTCGAATGTATGAGGACCGAGATACTGGAAAGACTTTGTATGAACTTCACAAAAATCAATTTGGAGTAGGAATACCAAAGGATGTTTGCAAAGCCAATAAAGGTATATATTCAATTGATAATATCTTAACGGGCAAGCATCCTAACTATCCTACTTGGAAGCTACGCAATAGATTGTTAGCATTGGCAATACTTCCAGAACAATGCAACAGCTGTGGTTATGCAGAACGCAGAATAACCGATGATACGGTACCTTTACTTTTAGACCATATTGATGGAGATGAAACAAATCATTGCATAGAAAATCTTCAAATGCTTTGTATGAATTGTTACTATCAACAAACAGGCAATCCTTTTAATCAAGATAAAGAACGTTATTGGAATTACAATTTGCTTGAGTGATATTTATTAATATGATATCAATGAAGCGTTTAATTTTAGAAGGTCGTTATGATTCTTTAGTTACACAACTATCAAACAAACTTTTACAAATAGTTAAAGATAGTTACGCATCAACACAAACAGCTTCGGGAGAATTTGGTGGTAAAAAGATATACTATACCAAATCAGAAACAGTTCCCACTATCGAAGATGATAAACAACAGCCTGCAGTATATTTTGAAGAAGTTGAAAATGCAACCATCCCAGTAGAATTTTATCTACAATTAAAAATACAATGGATTGAAGGCTTCGATGATTTACGTTACG